CTTTTACCGTTGGTTCTTTTACCGTTGGTTCTTTTACCGTTGGTTCTTTTACCGTTGGTTCTTTTACCGTTGGTTCTTTTACCGTTGGTTCTTTTACCGTTGGTTCAGTATCTACAGTTGGTTCTTTTACAGTTGGTTCTTTTACCGTTGGTTCTTTTACCGTTGGTTCTTTTACAGTTGGTTCTTTTACCGTTGGTTCTTTTACTGTTGGTTCAGTGTCTACAGTTGGTTCTTTTACAGTTGGTTCTTTTACTGTTGGTTCAGTGTCTTTTACAGTAATTGTATCAATTTCCGTTTGAGTTGCAATTTCTGTTCTAGATTTTTTTTTTTCACGAGATGACTTCTTTTTGTTATTAGGATTTACAAAAAAAGAACTTAAAATATCAGACAATTGGTCCATAATTATGATGATAAAAAAATATTTTTTTTTTAAACGTTAAAGTAAGTATTACGAGTTTGGTAAAAATAAATTACTACGTTTTACAATATTATTACTTTCTCTACAATCATCTAACTCTATAATATTAGAATCTTTATTATAACTTAAACATTTTGAATATAAACTGGAATGAAATTTTCCATCGTGCATTGGAAAATAATCAAATTGTTGTTTATCAAAAGATTTTATACAATCATTTAATATAATATCATTATCATTTAAAGAAGTTATACATTTTGTAGATTCATTTGTTTTTACAAAAAGTTGTTTATTAATTGGCTCGTATGTAAAAATATCATTACATTTTTGTAAATTAGATAATTCTAAATATTGAAAAGCACCCCTCTTTTTTGATGAAATATCTACACATTTTTTATCTTCATTTACTAAATCAGAATTTACAAAAATTCCATTAATATTTTTTTCTAATAAAGTATTCCGAGTTTGTAATTCACCAGTCTGTGTTTGCAATTCATCTGTTTCATCTGTTTTTATTTCATATTTATCTTCTTTTATATTTTCCATAACTACATCACCTTTACTTTCTTGTTGTGTAATATACAATGTCCTGATTTGGTAGTCTGTAAAAAATAAAGTGACTACTAAAACAAATAGACTAGTTATCGTTATAATAATATAAATATCTATCATATTACTATAATATTTGAAAAAAAATGCACCAAATACAAGAAGTATTCTTTGTAAAAAAATATTGGCTGCATTTTCTTTGAAGAAAAAACATATAATCAGATTACTCTATACTCTTTTGATGTTACCTTACAGATGACGAACTCATCTGTTCGGCAAGGTACCTTACAGATGACGAACTCATCTGTTCGGCAAGGTACCTTAAATACATTAATTCCATAAAAATTCCCATTTGTGATTTAAAATATTATTAGTATTAGGGTAAAGCGCATTAAAAATTTTTTTATAATAAATTTCACCTTTAGTTTTTGGTAACATTTGTGAATGTTGTGACTCTAATTGTAAAATATTTAAAAAATCTATATCGTCATATACTGTATCAAAATAATTTTCTAATTGTTTTTTCATATTATTAAAACTATACCTAATATCTTGTCTATTATTCCACAATATATCAGATTTTATGTAAAAATCATCTGATATACCATTATTGTCAAACGATTTTCTAATAATATATTTTTCAATAGGCTCTTTAGAATAACCAGACATTTGTGCACGTTTTAATTTAGGATGAATTGACAATATATACTCTAAAAATGAAATATCCAAAAAAGGTTGGCGTAATTCTAAACCAAAAGAACCAGCTATTTTATCACAACGCAATAAATCATACTTACTTATATTTTTTAAAAGGTTAACACTTTTCTCTTGAAACTGAGTATCATCCAAATTATAAAATTCACTGTAACCACACAACTCGTCTAAACCATCACCCGTTAATAAAATTTTCACATCAGTCATTGATGATATGTATTTCAATAAAAATACAAAAGGTATACTTTTTTCAATCGTCGTAGCATCATACGTTTCTACATAACCAACTATTTTAGGCAATTCTTCACGTACTAAATTAAAATCTTGTATATTTATTACATGATGATGAATATCTATCCCATAATGATTTTCCAATGACGTCACGTGATCTTGCGCTAAAATAACATCTTGGTTATTATCATCTCCTATTGTAAATGCGTGAATAGGTGTCATATCACCATTTTCATATTTGTATTTTATCAAAATACTCAGTATAATACAACTGTCAAAACCACCAGATAATAATACACCCACAGCCCTTTCTGATAATTTATATCTACTAATTACGCTATCGGTCATTAATTTTTTAATATTATTATGAATAATAGATATAGTTTCTTGATCAGCAATTTTAAGACTACAAGTTTGTAAACTAGAAAAATTACTAAAATCATAATATCTAATAAATTCGTCAACGTTACCTTTACCTTTACCATTTACTATAGAATTATTAAATGACCAATACGTACCAGGTGGCACTTCAGTAATATGATATTCTGGATTATTTAATAACTCTCTAGGTATACCCTTTAATTCACTTGTAAACATGTAAAATATGTCAGACTTGTTACTTTCTTGTTTTATAGGAATGTATTTCACCATATATAATGGTTTGCTACCAATTGGATCTCTCACAGCAAATACGTTTATCTGTTTTATATTAAACGAAGTCGTATTCTCAGTTAAAATAAAACTATAATCACCGCGCATTTTATCTAAACAATATCTTAATCCTAATTCTGGATCACCTTGACGAGCTTCAGTAGATTTGATATAAAGTGGTAAAATCACTTCAACATCACTTGTAGATTGAATATCACGATCTGTAAATTTTTCAGATTGAACTATTTCTTTATAATTATATATTTCACCATTACATAACAATTTTCTTTTTGGTCTAGTTCTTAACTCTGGATATTTCATCATTTTACATAAGATAGGATCATCAAATGGTTGAGAACCATCAATTGTCGTATCATTAACACTCATTCTATGATAACCATAATGAAAAGTCAACGGTTTGTATTCTGACATTTCTCTTTTACTCAAATAATTTGAAATTTGAGATATATTCATATTATTAATAACTGGACCATTTTCAATTATAACTTGTGTATCATCCTTACCTCTATTTTTCATTTGCATAAAACTTTTACTAAACTCTATGTTAATTGGAGGTTTAGACATATTGTAAAATATAAAAGATATAGCTCCCATTATATATATTTAATATATATAATCGGATTTTTTTTTAATAATCCTCCGCAAATTAACTTTTATTATTTTTTACAATTTCAAAAATTTCATCGTATTTTTTATAAATTCTTGTCTTGTCATTTAACATTAATTTTTTCACTTTTAATTTTATTTTAATCGTGTCGCAAAATATTTCTTTATCTTTCTGATCAATCGTATCAACTCCATTTTTGATCCTTGTCAATATAAAAAATAACAACTCTTCATTAATAATTTTTTCTGAATCTTTTGTTATAATTGTCCTAGATGATACTTTTTTTTTTAAAGTATCAGAACTCCCCGATTCATTTGACAATTGACCATTTGTTAATGACATTTGTTTTTTCAATTGACCATCTTTTGATGGCATTTGTTTAGTAAATGCTAGTACAAAACCTGTATTTTTATTATATCTCAGAATTTTTATAGTTTCAATAACACCACGCGTAATATTCCAAACATAATCCCTATACACCATTCTTTTAGTTTCAAAATTATTTTTTAACAAGTCAAATAATATCTCAACCATTTTATCCCTTTCCTCTTTTTCTATAATTAACGTATTTACTAAATGTTTATCTACGTAAAAATGAGAAAACGATTCAAATCTTTCAATTTGTTCCTGTTTTGTAAGAACAGACCATCTTTTAAAATATTTACCAACCTGCAAAACACTATTTGTTTTTATAACATTCATATTACTTAATTTATTTACAAATATCTGTTTGTCTGTCAAAAATGAATATAAATCCGTATTAGTATTTCTTAAAGTATTTTTAATAAATAAATTCCTTTGCTCTATTTCTTTTACTTCTATTTTATATTGTTTTATCAACTCGTCAAATCTCTCTCTTATTATTAAAACATTATATTTGTCTTTTTCTTTTATATTAGGTTTTAATATGTTAACTACTAAATGCATATTATATTTAATCGAAAGATAACTATGAAATTCAATCATAGTTTCCGAATATAATACTGACAAGTCATTGATAAACAAATTATAACGTTCTTTTATACGTTTTGTTTTAATACTACAATTAACATATTCTTCAATAAACTTAATACAACCATCGTAAATATGTATTAAAGACTCTGTAATATTTTGTTTTATAAAATCATAAATAGCATTTTCTAATACAATTTTACTATCAGCCATTTCCTTACATTTAATCCTTTTTATCAAATCATCATACAAACTAAAATATAATTTACCAGAATCTGATTGATTTTGTAACCATTTTAATCTTTTATTATACGTACAGTCCTGAATAGACACCTTGCTTACTGATGTTGATGCGTTTATCATTAATAAGTTATCATTTGTTATATGATTTTTGTCTTCTTCATTGAATTGTATATCTATAAAAGGACATAATCCATAAGATTTTAAAATATCTTTATGTAAAAATAAATTACCAGGTAACTTATCAGAATCATATTCTAAATATGTTTTCTCCATTTTTTGAAAATTTGTATATTGTTCTCTAGCTTCATTTCGTAATTCTTTATCACGTTTAGCCTTATCCATGGCTATAGAATTATTCTTTTTTTTAGCAGCTGCATATTCTAAATTATCAATTGCCTTGGATACTTTAGTTATTTCATTTATCTTTCTTATTTCTAAACGTTCCTTTTTATTCATTTCTTTTAACTTTTCAGTTAATACTTTTAACTGATTCATCTTTTCATTTTTTAATTTAGTCCAATCACCCATTTCATCCTTTGGTATTAAATTTTTTTTATCCAATAAATTTTGAATGTCTGTTTTTAAATTATCAATCTGTTGAATAATATGAGCTTTTACTATATCTTGACGAGCTGACCTTGTCGATGGTTCACCATTGAGATTCGGTAAGGTACCTTGCCGAACCGATTGGTTTGTCATCGGTAAGGTACCTTGCCGTCTAACGAATTCTTCATTGGAAGAATTCAAGGTATCATTTTTAACCTTAGGTATAGTTAACATACCATTCATATATCTTTTATTTTATTTAAAATTAATAAACATTTTTTTTCAATTTTTTGAACAAAGTAAACACTTTTAACATCAAAAATTATTAAATTATTAATTTATTTGTTGCAAATTAATTTTAAAATATTCGCATAATTTTTGTGCACGTTCAAAATCTTTGTATTTATTTTTATATACAATACATCTTATTTTTGTTGCAGATAACAATTTAATACAATCTTTACATGGACTAAGAGTACAATACAAAATTGCATCTTCAAATTTACTTTGAGCATATAATATAGCATTTGTTTCAGCGTGTATTACAATATCACCAATACTTTCTCTATCTGTCCAATCTATTGACATGTCGTCCATACCAGCACACACTGAATTATATCCTGTACTTATAATTCTATTATCCCTTAATGAAACTAATACAGCACCAACTTGAGTTTTAATATCCGGTGATCTAGTTTTAACTACCTCTGCTATATTCATGAAATATTCATGCCAATTTACACGTCTTGTAGCTAACGTTTTTATATCAGGTATTAAACACGACATTACGTTATTATTTACTTTTTTTATTTTATGTTCAATTATTTTTAAAAAAATACATTTCTTATTATATATTATATGATTCCTGATAAACTTTTAATTAATTTAAAAATCATAAGTAAAATTCAAAAAAATGGAAGAATTACAAGAAGTTATGATGGTATCATTTCTTTAGAAAACGAAATATTTTACCAATCTATTAAGCGTTTTTTTTCAAATGATTCAAGACGCCAAGCAACTTTTGAAATTAATAGTGTCATAACTGAAACAATTGATATATTACATCATATTATTAATTCTAAATATATGCATAAAAATTTTTACCAAACTGATGAATATATTAAAAACTGTGAAAATTTAAGTTTAATCCTAACAGAATTAGAAGCAGCAAAAGCCGGTATTGAAAATTTAAAATTCACATATCAAAATGACCAAAATACATCATCTCAAATAGATATTATTATTCTTAAAATTAACACTACTATTAAAGATTTTACTCAAAAATTACATTATTTTCAATCATATCTTACAGGTTCCTACCAAAATAATTACACAACATCTTTACAACAAAATTACAATATAGATAATAGACAAAAAAATTACACATCATCTTTACAACAAAATTACGATTTGCATTCTGTTAGCATAGATAATGGCCAAAATAATTATACAGAACAAAATACTTACAATGAAGAAAATACACAAGAAGATGATAACGAATCTATTTAAAACCGTAGGTTACCTTTTAAAAAAAGGTTAAACCAAAAAACCCTTAGTTACTTTTTTAAAAATTTTTCTTATTTTATTAATATATAATATTAATAAAAATGAATACAGTACAAATAGTTCCTATATCAAATCCTATACCTATATTGCAACAAGAAAGTAGTAATATTACAACAAATACATTAATACCTAAAGAAACAACTATCGAAATCGATTTACCTCAAAGTAATACTCGTATTGAAATATTTAAAGAATATGATATTTATTTTACTAAAATATCATCAAGTTTGATTGATTTTTTTAATGATTTGTTTATAAAACCAGATGATATAAATTGGTTTACTTATTTGCAAAAAATAACTTTAAAAAATTATAGGTATTTCTATATAGGAATTTTTTGTATAGCTATAGCAATAATAATCTCTCTTTTACAACAAATTTACTAATAATAAAGATGAAATATTAAAGTATACTGTAAGAAGCCGTGTAGTTTCAAAAAGTTATGTAATAATTTTTAGTATTTAATAAAATACTTTTTTATATATACATATCTAAATATCTTGATTCTTTTTCTGATATAGTTAATATATTATCTACATAAGTCTTTGTAATAATTATCAAATTTTTTTCACCAGATGATTCTATTTTTAATTTACTATAATTTCCAGTCAATATGTCAAAATTTAATCTATTAAAAATTTTTTCTATATTTTTTCTTAACTGACGCACACCTTTTTCATTAACTGTTTTATTTACGATAATATATTCCAAAATTTCTTTACTTATAACAATATCTAATGCATTTGTATCTTGATTGATAGATTTTATTATCTCTGGAATCATTTTATCTTGACAAATAATTAATTTATCTTGTAACTGAGGTGGATTAATATATATAATTTTTAATCTATCCGATACAATTGTGTCAATTTTATCAATATCATTAAAAGCTAAAACAAAAAATACTTTAGATAAATCAATATTTAGATTAGAAAGATAATTATCTTGAAATTTATTGTTTTGTTCTTCATCAAGTAAATGTGTTAATATTCCAAAAATTTCAGTTGATTTACTTTCACTTATTTTATCAATTTCGTCTAAATATATAATAGGATTCATATAATTACAATTTGTTAAAATTTCAACTAATTTACCAGGCTTTGACCCAACATACGTCTCACTATGACCTGTTAATAAAGACACATCATTTAAACCTCCAAAATTAATCTGATAAAAAGGCCAATCCAACGCTTCTGCTAATGATTTTATTATTTTACTTTTTCCAACACCAGCACTACCATATAATGCAAGCACGTGACCTTTACTATCAGGATTAGATATTTTTCTAGCAACAAATTCAAGTATTTCTTGTTTTACATCTTCTAAACCATAAATATTACTGTCTAATTTTACTTTAATATTATCAAAATATTCCTTTATCTTTTCCAAATTATCATTTTTATTAATATCCATTTGTTTATATCTACCATATGGTATTTTACATGCAGTTTTCAACCAATTTATTCCTTTAGAATAATCACTCCCAGACATTTTTACAGTAGAATCATATTTATCAACTAAAAATAATTTTGTTTCTATATCAACATTCATTAACATTAATTTATCACGTAAATTACAAACATCATCTTCATTTATTAATTTTCTTTTTTTATAATCATATATATCTTTCTCAATAGATAATAATTTACGTTTTAATTTATTATCACTTTCATCTGTTTTAGATTCATCGTCGTCAGAATATCTTTGTTTAATAGATGGTCTTGAAATTCTTTTATAATTTTTTAAATTCGTTGTAATTATCTTCAATTTTGGAAATTTATTTTGTTTATTATTATCTTCATTACTTTCATAGCATATATCACTTTTGACACTTTTGTCATCTTTATCACTCTTTACACTTTTATCATCTTGTTCGTTACATATTTTCTCATAAGTTGTGCAATTTGGCATAAAATTATTTAAAAAACTAGATGAAATATACAACCAATATAGATCTTCTTTATTAGGAAGAGATAAATTGTTTGACAAATGATCATTTATACAAATATAATATTCCAACAAATCTTCAACATAAACAATATCACCCATCTTATAATTAATATTTTCTACCCAATATCCAACATACATTTTTAATATAAATAAATGTGTTTTTACTTCTATTTTATCTTATTTTTATTTTTTTTCAATTTTTCTCCAAAATGTAAATGTATTTACATTTACATTATTACCTTATTCTTATTTTGATGTTACCTTACCGAGCTGAAGCTCGGCTTCGGCAAGGTACCTTACAGATGGCGAACCCATCAGTTCGGCAAGGTACTTTTTTTAAAAGTAACTAATTTAAACTGGGGGGTTTGCATAAATCTTTAATGTTAAATCCATAGTTAACAAGAAGAGTAGCAATATATGGAGCAGTTTCTGGTTTATCAAATGACAAATTATATGGCAAACCAGCTGCGTATGCAATTTTAGTAAGCATATCCTTTGAATCTTTACTAGATGATCTTGCCATTAATTCTTGAAATGAATATTGAACAGTTTGATTCATTTTAGCATTATCACCTTCAAAAACTTTGTACAAATCATCCATTGTTACTTCTTGACAACCTGGATAAATAGCTGTTTTTGGTTCAATTAATTTAAAATCACCAGATGGTTTATAACTAGATGAATATTCTGAAAAAGATTCTAAAATACCTCTACCAGATAATAAATTCATACCAAATACATAAACAATAGCAATCAAAATAGCTAATTGTATATCCTTTTCACCTAGATAAGCAATGGTAGCAATTGCAATTAATTTTACATAAGTATTTTGAAACCAAACTTGAAGATATTCTGGAGTTTTAGGTGCAATTTGGGCAGCATATAATGCCAAACCAACTTTAACTATAGCCATAATATATGGATTAGCTAAAGAATAATTTATTGTAGATTCTACATAAGATTGAGTAGTACGTAAAGTTTCCATTTATTTATATTATACATAAATAAAAAAAATATTAATATTAATTTAATTTGTTATTTAATTTGATTTAAGGGTCATATTTTATTTACATTTTGTTTAGATTTCACATTAATTTTACTAGAATTATTTATGGAAACTATACAATATAGTTTAAAAAAAAATAGTACATATAGTATTGATTTAAAATCATCTATTCGTACCTTGCCGTCTAACGACGTCATCGTTAAAGGTACCTTGCAGATGGAGAACCATAACAATACAAGTACAAAAAACATTCAAATATATAAACATTCTAATAAAACTAACAAAATAACTAAAACTAAAACAACTAATGATATTTTTGATAAACATTGTATTGAAACTTATGGAGAAAAAACTTGTATATTATTTGAATTAGACAATGACAATATTGAAATGCGATTGTTAGATAATATTTACCAATTAAAATACACTAACAGAAATAAATTATATACAATTATACCCTCACTTTTAGAACATTTATACACTGTTGTTTTAGTACAAATAATACAAAAAACAAATACAAAAGAAATTGTAGCAATACATTTTCCATCTAAATAAACGTAATTTAATTTAAAAACAAATTAAATTACATATATAATGCCACACGATATGATTGACGAATATTTTAAAATTTATAATAGCAGCATAGAAGAATACGGGGAAAAAACTTGTGTTTTTTACGCTTGTGGAAGTTTTTACGAAGTATATAGAGTAGAAAATCAAAAAGAAGTTGTAGGAAATGCAAATATTATAGCAGACATTATTCGATGTGATTTTTCAAATAAAAATAAATCCAAACGTTCTATCAGTGGAAGTACAAGAGAATTTCCAGATTTTTGCGGATTTGGAATAGCTTATTTACCAAAATATTTACCGCCATTATTGGAAAATAATTATACTGTAGTTATAGTCGACCAATTAGAAAAAAGTAGTGATAGAAAGGGAAAATTAGTTAAACGAGGAGTTGTTGCAGTACACTCACCTACTTTAAAAAGTTGTGATTTAGAAACATATTTAGATGCAGAATCTAATTTAATAAATCTCTTTTTACAAATAACACCAGAGTACCTATCAATTCCTTCTCATTTAATTTACTCCGTTGTTTGTGTCAATAATACTACAAATCATATAGAAATAACAGAAACATCAATACAATTTAAAAAGACAGAGTTTCGTCTTTGCCTTGAAGACATAATTAAAATTCTATCAAGATATTACTGTAGAGAAATACAAATTTATTTTATTGGAGAATCTAATTTTACCAAAACAATACAAAAATTCTTTGATGAATTTTCAAATAGTCAAACAAATATAGCTTGTAAATTTCATTATATAGATGAATCTGAATCAGGTACCTTCAATTCTTCCAATAAAGAATTCGTTAGACGTTATTCTCAATATAATAAACGCCAAATCCAAAATCAATATTTTAAAACTATTTATAAACATATCGATTTTGGTTTAATTCAACCAGTCGAATACTTGAATTTATTAGATAAAGAATTATCAATTGTAAATTTAATGTACACATTAGATTTTATGGCAAAACATGATTCCAAATATATAACTAATCTAGCTATACCAAAAATTATTAACCATTATTCTAATTTAGTATTAGAATTAAATACATTAGCACAATTAAATATCTTACCATCTCAAAATAATAATAACCATAAATTATCTAGCGTTTTTGATGTAGTTAATCACACAACTACTGCTATAGGACGTCGTCATTTAAAAACTTTACTTGCAAAACCATTTAGAGACCAATCTACAATACAACATCGGTATAATTTAACAGAAGAATTACAAACACATACAGATCTAGCAAACGATTTACAAATAGAATTATCCAAAATAATCGATTTTGAAAGATTTCATAGAAAAATGGGATTAGAATCTTTACACCCATACGAATTTGAAAAACTTCATAATACATATACAACTATATCAAATATGTTTACAATTATATCTAAAAAAAAGGATTTACTCTTTAAACAAGAAATCCCTAATCAAAATATTTTGCACGAATTTATGCAATATATTTCAAACTACACTACTACATTTGACTTACATAAAATGAAAAGTATAAATTTAAATACAAACAAAGATGAAATCGTCAATTTTTTTAAAGTTGGTATCATAGAAGATTTAGATAAAATACAAAATGATATCCATCAGATTGAAAATGAAATCGAAGAATTGCGAAAAACATACGACAAATACATTAATGATAATCCAAAAACACCCATGATAAAATTAAGTTTTACTGATAACGATGGATATTTTTTCACATGTACTAAAATACGTTATCAACGATTAATAAAAGAATACCAAAACAAAAATAACCAAAACAAACAAAACGAAGTAAATTTTACTATGCGTGCTACTAGTAATACTTGTAAATTTACATCAGATGATTTGACAAAATTATCAAATAAATTAATAAACACAAGGGAATTATTAGTAAAAAGAGTAAAGTCACATTACTTGTTAAAATTACAAGAATATTCAAACAAGTACAATAACATTTTTACAAGTCTTTTAAAATTTATAGAAATAATTGACATATCAAATAGTAATTTAAAATGTTTTACAAAATACAAATATTGCAAACCACAAATAAAACCGGTACCACATAAAGATTCTTTTGTTATAGCAAACTCTATGAGACATCCTATTATAGAATTGATAAACGATGATTCAGAATACATACCAAATGACGTCAGTTTAACAAAAGAATCTTGTGGTATGCTTGTATACGGGTTAAACAGTAGTGGAAAATCGAGTTTACTTAGATCCCTCGGTATCAGTATCATATTAGCTCAATGTGGTTTATATGTCCCGTGTAAATCATTTCATTTTTCACCATTTTATACAATAATTTCCCAAGTAGATTTAACAGACAATTTATTTGCCAATAAAAGTAGTTTTACAAGTGAAATGTGTGGTTTAAAAAAAATATTACAATGTAAATCATCTAATACATTAGTACTTTCCGACGAATTATGTAGAGGAACAGAAGTAAATAGTAGTTCGGCAATTGTTGCTTCTACTCTATTAGAACTTGTAAAATCTGATACAAAATTCTTTTTCACCACACATTTACACGATTTGCAAAAGCTTAAACAAATTAAAAATGAACCTAAAATCAATACGTGTCATCTTAGTGTAACTAATAATCTATCTTCTAATGAAGATATTATTATATTTGAAAGAAAACTCAAACCTGGATCCGGGAGTGAATTGTATGGTTTAGAAGTATGCAAATCTATTATATCTGATACAAATTTCATAGATCAATCATTTCAAATCAGAAACGAATTAATTTCAGGTAAAACAACAAATACAGTACTATCACAAAAACGCAGTAATTACAATAAACGTAAAATTTTGAATCATTGTGAAGTTTGCGGATACAAACCTAAAGTTGGAAATATCCCACTCGATACACATCATATTAATGAACAAAAAAATTGCGACGAAAATGGTTTTGTAAACGAAAAACATTTTCATAAAAACAAATTGTATAATCTAGTTAGTTTATGTAAAGAATGTCACCTTAAAATTGATACTGGAGAATTAATTATAAGAGGATATAAATCCAGTACATCTGGGATTATTTTAGATTACAATTTTAAATAATTATTATTTACCAGCAGTATTACTTGCCCATAATGGTTTTGATGTATCATAAACAACAAAATTACAATCATCTTGTATAGTAGCACGATATGGTCCGGTCCCCATATTATTAGTATTACTTGCCCATAATGGTTTTGAATTGTCATATATAACCAAATTACCATCAGCCTGCATAATTAATCTATATGGTCCAGTCCCCTTATTATTAGTATTACTTGCCCATACAGCCTTGTTATTACTATATATAACTAAATTACCATCATCTTGTGTCACTACTTTACAATGTGATGCAGTCATTGTCGAGGAACACACACCATCATTTATATTAGAAGAACACTGATTTTGTACAGCAGATGAAAAGGTTGTTAATGTTAATGCTGTTGGTTCTTTTACCGTTGGTTCTTTTACCGTTGGTTCTTTTACCGTTGATTCTTTTACAGTTTGTTCTGTTTGTTCTGTTTGTTCTGTTTGTTCTGTTTGTTCTGTTTGTTCTGTTGGGTTTTGATTTTCCATATAGAAATATATTCCAACACCACCTACTATAAAAAAACACAAGCAACATATACAAACTAAAACTAAAATTAAAATAGTCTTCTTATTAGATTCCATATTATATATTATAATTACAATATAAAAAATTTTAACATTTTTCTAAAAGTTTACCACTTGTGAGCCTTATATGTACTAATTAATTTATTTTCAAATTCATCTGTAAATCCAGCATAATCACAAATTGGACCATTTACAAAAGCATCTCTTACCTTGCGTTTTAATCCAACAAGTTCTTCAGGATGATTTGCCAAATACACTGCACGTTCAATGTATTCTTCTTGTGACTTTGTAACATATTCATCTAAACCACAATTTCTCATTAAACTTGTTGTCACATTTTGTGAATGATAATGTCTAATATTATCAAATAATGTTAATACAGGAACACCCATCATCAAACTTTCACAACTAGTCGTTGTTCCAGAATATGGAAATGTATCAATCGCAACATCTAATTTATTATAATCAGGTAAATGTTCCGTATAAGTATCAGAATAAGGCATAATAATAACACGATCCAACACAGATTTATCCTTAAACGTATCCAAAAATTGTTGCTTAATTTTTGGTGTCAAAAATTCCTTTGTTTTAATTGCTAATCTAGCAGTTGGGGCGCGTTGAAGTATTTTTTCCCAGACACCAACCACCATACTATTAATCTTATTATATCTATTAAATGTACCAAATGTTACCCAACCATTTTTAATACTCGGTTCCTCTGTAAGTTCTGGTAAATTGTTAATACCAATACTTGGCGTATATGCCAAAAAACACTTGTCCATAAATATAAACTTTTCTTGATAATACTTTTGACTAGCCTTACTATCACAAAATTTATCCGTAATACGATAATCCATTGACCTAATACCACTCGAATTCGGATACCCACAATAACTAATTTGAATAGGAGCTGGCTTTAATACAAATGTATCAAGACGATTATCTCCTGTATGCGCTGATAAATCAAATAAAATATCAATTTTATCATTTTGAATACGACTCTTTAAATCTTCATTTGACATATTTTTAACAACAACCCATTGACACTTTGGAAACAAAGTCTCTAATTGTACAACCTTTACTGAATAACATGTAACATTAAATAAATCATAATTAATATGACTCAAAATACTATGAATAAAATAACTTACGGGATGACAAATAAAATCACCAGACATAAACCCAATATTAATTTTTGTTCCAGTTTTTACCAACTCATCTTTTGAAACAGATTTCATAATATCCTGTTTCACTTTGTAATCTGGACAAGAAATACGATAATCATCTACTACAACAGGATAAATCTTATTAATAGCCTTATGCAATCTTGGAATATACATCGGATCTTCTATTAAATGTGAAATATAATTTGAATCCAACAACTTGTTTTGATACGCCAATGATAATCTAGGTTTATATTTCAAAGCCTTATTATACCCATCAATAGCACCCACAAAATCACATTCATAACATTTTGCTAAACCCATATTCATATACATACTAGCTATCAACATATCTTTATCAACAGAAATATGAGCCCTTTTATAATTTTCAATACCACGCATATAATGCTCTATAGCCTTATCTGTAATACGCAATTCCGTATATACAACCCCAATTTGATTGTTTACATCAGGATCTAAAGGATCAATGTCGTACGCTAAATTAAAATAATATAAAGCAGTTTCACGATCTTGAATCGTAAAATAAATACTACCCAAACCATTTAAACATTTTACCTTAAATTGTTGCAAACCAGTTAATGCTCCTTCATCTTTTGTACATCTTATTAATAAATCAATAATACCAAGTGACAATTTGTAATGATAAATACTACTTTCCAATTTATTAACACGCTGATACATAAATCCAAAATTATAATGCAACTGATAATCACACGGATCTATAACCAGAATTTGATTTAAAAATACAATATTTTCTTGAGCATTTGCATTAAATATAGTCAAATATAAAAATACCATTTTAAACAACTCCATACCACCACGATGAAATGGCTCAATAGAAAGAACCTTTCTTACATGAGCAATCGCCATGTATAAAGTATTACGTTCCTGATCATTGAAATTTTGTCTATTCATATTAAGACCAACTGTTCTAACAAGTAATTCTGCACTAATGTAATAAGTACGTTTTATTTCAGTTTTATGCCTATTCATAACAAATAGATTCAGATCGTCTAAATATTTAATCATATTATTAGTATATTTTAAACATTCCAAATACAATTCATTATCAGTAACTTTTTCAATTAATAATTTTTCTTGAGCCCTACTATATGTTTTTTCTAAAAGTTTATATTCCTCCAAAAATGAATCAATATCTTTAATAGTTGATTTGTCACCAGATGTCATTATAATATTTAATTATTACAAAGTTTTAAATTAACGTTTTTTAACGTGTATAACATTATTTTATTATTTAAAATCTACATTTTTATATAATAATTATGAATCTCATCTGCCTTTTTTGTATTACTTTTAAGAAGAAGACGTTTTAATGTATTGGTATTAAGTAAAATTTGTTCTTTATTATATCCACCACGTTCTTTTTTTGTTCCCGCAACTTCGGGAGCAATTTTTGATTCTTGTAAATTTATTTTATAATCTATATTTTTTTCAAAAAATTTTTCTAATACTACTTTACAATGATCTTTTCTCGAAAAACCTAACCATTTCCACACGGAATCAAAATCAATTACAAAATCAGTTTTTGAATTATAATTTAAATATATATAAAAACTTGAAACAAAAAGTTTTTGTTGGTCTTCGTTAAAATTGTTTTGGATTTTTGTTATAAATTTATTTTGATAATCACTAGATAATTGTATAATTGGGTTTTTTTCTATTAGATTAATAATATCAATACTTTTATTTTCCATTTATTTTGTATAATTTATCATTTTTAAATAAAAAATTTGTAATTTTACGCAAAATATTTAAACTTTTTGTAAATTTTTACATTTTTATTTAAAAAAGAACTGAATTTAAATATAAGGAACTATATTTTTTAAATGGATATCTCTACAGATCAGTTAAAAACTTACAGACGTAAAGTAAAAGCATTACAAAAAAAACCCCAACCAGCTCAAAGAACACCAGAATGGTATAATGCTAGAAACAAAAGAATTACAGCAAGTGAAGCTGCTAGTTGTTTATTCATGTCAAAACCTACTTGTGAAGCATACGTTGAAGAATTTGATATTAAAAATTTTAAATACAAAGACACAGAAGGATTAAACCATTATGATAAAAGAGAAGATTATATTATTAAAAAATGTGATGCATTTTATGGAAAATCTGTTTTCAAAGATTCTATTTATACATTATGGGGGAAAAAGTATGAAGAAGTTGCTAATATACTTTACTGCCAATTAAATAACACCACTGTTATAGAATTCGGACTCGTTTCGCATTCTAGATTAAAATGGTTAGCGGCAAGCCCCGACGGTATCACCCCAGATGGAATTATGTTGGAAATTAAATGCCCAAAAAGTCGTAAAATAGATGAATCACGAGTCCCTATACACTATTGGGTCCAGACTCAGATACAAATGGAGTCGATTGACCTAGATTTTTGCGATTTCTTTGAATGCGAAATTGAAGAACTCGACACAGAAGAAGAATTTATCAAAAAGGAAATTGGTAATAAACAAGCTAAAGGAATAGTACTTCAAATTGATAATACAGGCCCCGATCCAAAATTTATCTATCCACCAATTCATATTAAAACCACTGAAGAATATATAAGATGGAAAACTGAACAAATGGAATCACGTGATGATTTAATACCAACGTTTTATTTTATAACAAAATACAATAATCAAAGAGTTAAAAGAAGCAAAAGTTGGTTCAATAATGTAAAAGTTGATTTGAAAAGAACATGGGATGTAATTATGCATTTACAAGAATCAAAAGAGAATTTTAATCAATATAAAAAAAGTATTCACGACATTAAAAGCAAAAAATTTTATGAACGTTACGAACAAACAGAATGCGAAATTACAGATGACGATTCTACTTTTATTTTAGAAGAATCTAATATCTCGGAAGAACTACATACAATAAAAGAAGAAGAATCTAACAGTGAAACTTCAGATGAAATTTGTTTAATAGACTGAATGTGTATTTTATTTAGATAAATTAATTAATTTTTTATATTATCTATATAATATAATGGATTGGAAAAAACCACCAAGATTTTATTTAAATCCTATCACAGGAAGATTAATTAAATCTACAGGTAGAGTTTATAAACGATTAAAACAAGATTCTATTTTAATATCACGTGATAAATGTATGTACAATAATAAATCCGCACAACATTGTTTAATTAAATTATTAACACTTTATCCAAATGTTTATCCACCTTCAAATTTTATAAAAATTCCTAAAACGCATAAACGTGGATCTATTCGTGCATTTATAAAAGATCCACGTAAAAAATACTTGGTTGGCTATATAAATAAATTTGGAAAACCATTTCGTTTAAGGCGCCCTATTATAACTAAAAAAAAAGTACCAATTGTTATTGATCATCATAATGTTTTACATAAAATTATTACAAACAAAAATTGCATTAATGAAAACTTGCAAAAAGTAATAGAAAAACAAATTAAAGCTGGTGTTTTATTAAATACTGTAGAAAATACTCTTGTATTATTTAACCCTATCCAAAATGATTTTATACCACTAAATAAATCAATCGACCAAGACGAAATCAAAGCTGTAATAAAAATGATTAATAATAAACTAATCCCACATGAATTACAACCAATTACCACAAATTCAATTATATCAGCTATCATAATAGAAGATGATAGTATTATAGGATTTGTCGATAAATATAATAAACTTAAACGATTTACTACACCAATCAAAATTATATTAAAAAAAAAATACACACCTCCATTAAAAGAAATAGATTTAATATCAAAAGAATTAAATAATAAGGTTGTAACATATGCAAAAAAAGACACTGAAACCATTACTGAACCTGAACCCACAGAACAAAAAATTACTGAAGAATTAGATATAATATCAAAAGAAGAAGAAATCACTGAAGAAATTCCTGAAGTTACAAAAAAAGAAGAAGAAATCACTGAAACTATTACTGATCCTGAACCCATAGAAGAAGAAATTCCTGAAGTTACAAAAGAAGAAAAAGAAATCACTGAAACTATCACTGAACCTGAACCCATAGAAGAAGAAATTCCTGAAGTTACAAAAGAAGAAGAAGAAATCACTGAAACTATTACTGAACCTGAACCCACTGAAGAAGAAATTCCTGAAGTTACTGAAGAAGAAATTCCTGAAGTTACTGAAGAAGAAATCATTGAAACAATTACTGAACCTGAACCCACAGAAGAAGAAATTCCTGAAGTTACTGAAGAAGAAGAAGAAGAAATTTCTGAAACTATTACTGAACCTGAAGTTACTGAAGAAGAAGAAGAAGAAATTTCTGAAACTATTACTGAACCTGAAGTTACTGAAGAAGAA